TTTCCACATCTTTTTCCACTTTATCAGCAAACGGACTTTTTAAGTTCCGTTGATAGAGTTGTAGCTGTTTCCCAAAACTGGGACAAAGCCGTGGCAGAGTTTTCTGCCAAGATTTCTTCTGAAATCTCAACTATTGGGAGTTCCTATGAATTTTCCCAATGTACCGTTTTTCTTTATGGTCTGGCTTCTTTACTTAACTTATTTTATCCAAAATTCTATAAAAGGTTTTTTGGAAAAAGTAAGATTTGGAAAGAATATTATGGAAGAATTATACGCAATAATGAGACCTTGACTACAAAAGTAATTAAATATTACTATTGTTGTTCAAGCTCGATTGCTTATAAGTCTGTTCTACCAGATCGTCCTAGCACTGATTGTCCTTCTCGCTTTCCTTTTGATTCTAAGGGAAGGAGAGATTTCTCACGCCGTATTTCTCTTGGCGGGAAACGTGCCATCTATTTCGCTACTAATCTAAATAACCTGAGAAAAGGTTCTCAACCCGTTCCTCAGGGCTTCAGAGATGAAGCCATTATTAAATATCGATCCAATATAACTAAATTACCAACTCTCCCTGCAATTTCTATTGAAAATGTAAGAGAGGTGGTTCATAGTTTTGGAAAGATTTCATTTGATGATGTAGTTAGAGCTAGTAATGAATGTGTATCAGTTTCCGCCAGTTCTGAATCTGACCCCCTTGGTCATGTTGGTTTCTTCATGAAGATTGCTCCTAAGATCAGTCTTCCTGGTGTTTTAGACCAGACATATAATGGTGTATGTCCAGTTCCTTATTTCGCTTATGGGTTGACCCCATCCGAAATTACTGGTAATGCATTTTTTTTGTCTGAGCCATTGAAGATCAGAAGTATTTCGACTCAAAATGCTTTTGAATTCTCAGCTGGTAAACCTTTTCAGTAATGTCTTTCTGAAAAAATGAAGAACCACCCCAATTTACTCTTTGGACGTATGGTTGAGGCTAATGACATCTTGCGTCTTTATAATCGTTCGGTAGCCTACTGGACCACTCTCGGTTATTCCGAAGGTGACCTGGAATTTTTTTCTGGTGATTACGAAGAAGCTACAGATGGCATCTCGCCCTCAACTTCTCGTCTGATTGACATTCTTTGTTTTGAGGAGGGTGTGTTGCCCGACTTCCATGTACCCTTAAATGTTGACCTGATCTCCCTTTGGGGGGTGATGGCCAAGATTTTTGAGTATACGGGAGGAGGAACACCTTCGGCAAATAAAAAGAATTGGCTATCCATAAATTGGTGGTTTAGGTGTGCTCTTGAGTCCTATGGAGGAATCAAGGTCTCATATATTCGTTCTACTCAGTGGTCTGGAAGAAGTATATCTTTTTCTGGAACTAAACATACTGATGTTGTCCAAACTTTTGGGCAGATGATGGGTTATATAAAGAGTTTTCCAGTTCTTTGTATGTTAAACCTATCATTATGGAATGGTGTGTGTGGCCGAAAAAAAGTTACTGTTAAATTAGGCAATAAGTTTGAAAAAATTTCTGCTCCTTGTCTAGTAAACGGTGATGATTTTGGTTCCTTCTCACCTAAAACAATCAACGATTCTATGATCGCTGAGGCCATTGATTATAACTTGAAATTCTCTCTTGGTAAGAGTTATAGATCTAAAAATGTTCTTGTTATAAACTCTCGTGCTTTTATGAGGGTGGGCAGAGGTTTTAAGGAAATACCTCTATGTCATTTAGAACTCTGTTATTCACCAAATTCTGAAGTACCATTTTGGCAGAATCTTGATTTTTGTACTGAACCTGTTCCATATAGGAGGTATATTACGTCTCAATTTTTTAAAATGAATCGAGAACGTATCAAGATCCATACGTTGGGAGGGAAACTTAATGTTTTCATTCCTTCAGAGTTTGGTGGATGTGGGGCAAAACTTCGTGAGTACATGAAGGTTCCCCATACCACTGTGTTACAGAGGGCGATAGTCTCTTCTAATAAGAGACTATTAAAACTTGAGTGCACTAGACGAAAAGCTTATTGTCGTCTAGAATATGAG